ATTAGCACGGAACTTTTTTTCTTATAGTTTTTGAGTAGATTTAAAATTATTATGGTTTTATTTTCTTATAGTATTCTAAAGTGATAAGTGCTGAAAATCGGCTCAAAAACTTTCATTTGAAAATTTCAAAAATTTTCAGTTTTCATTTCAATTTAAAAATGAAAATTTTTCATTTTTTCAAATAAACCATTTTTTTTTTTCAATCAGCACTTATCACTTTAGAATTAAATTGTTTGAAATTAAACAATTTAAAGAATATAGTTCATTAAAAATTATATTATGAAAATCAAGGTATACAAATTTAAAGTCATTAATGAGAAACTTAATCAAATTTATAAGTTTCACTTTACAACTGAAATTTCAAAAGAATTAGGGATAAAAAAAGGTAGTATTTACAATTTAATAAATAATACACATAATAAGATGAGAAAGAAATGGGGAAACTTCACAATTGAAAAGATACACGAGCCTTATATACAAAATTAATTTTTATATTTTTAAAATACTTAAAAAGAAACGGATAAAAACAGATAAAAATGGATTATAAAAACGGTAAAATATATAAGCTCATTTGTTCTGAAACTCAAAAAATTTATATAGGTTCAACCTGCTCAACCCTAAGTAAAAGATTATATGGACACAAAGCGAAATTAAATCGTGCAGTATCAAGAAATTTTGTAAATCCTAAAATTTATTTAATTGAAGACTATCCATGTGAAAGAAAAGAGCAACTTTTGATGAGAGAAAGATTTTTTATTGAAAGTTTAGATTGTATTAATAAAAAATTACCAATAGTTGAAAATAGAAAAGAATCAGACTTGAAATATATAAAAAATAATAAAGAAAGAATAAAAGAAGCACAACAAAAATATTTAAATAACAATAAAGAATTTATGGAGCAAATAAAAAAAAAAAGTTATGAAAAAAATAAAGACAAATATCACCTAAAAAAAAATATTAAAAATGTCTGTGAATGTGGTGGAAAATTTACCAACGCAAACAAATCACAACATTTGAAATCGAAAAAGCATAAGTTATTTTGTGAAACTATTAAACAACATTTAAATTAAATTACTAATTTTTTACAGTTTTTCTACAAAATTATTTTATTATAGTATTTTATATGAGTAGTGATAATGAGAATTTATTATTTGAAGTATCTGAACCCCAAAGTGATTACGAGGAGTCTGAATCAAGTTCCGAAGAGGAAACAGCACCTGAACCAATTAAAGAACCCGAACCTGAAATTGAACCTGAACCAGTTAAGAGAACAAAAACTGGAAGAATTAAGAAAAAGGCATCTCCTAAGACAAGGGAACGCTTACGCAAACAATTGGCGGCTGGAAGAGCGAAGTCTTTGGAAATTAGAAGAAGAAATAAAAAACTTAAGGAACTTGACAAGAGGAAAAAATTAGATGAAGAAGACAAAAGACTTCTTGAAGAATTACAGGATCGAAAAACTAATCAGGAATTAAGAGACGAAATAAAAAAACTAAAAGAAAGCATGAAAACAAAAGAACCAGAAGCAAAATTGGAATTGCCTCCCAAACCTCAAAAAAGCCAATCTGTGTCAGTTTCTAAAGAGGAATTGCCTCAAGTAGCACAAAGGAGAATTAAAAGTCATCTGCCCCACGGCATGTTGTTTTTTCAGAAAAAATATTAAAGTCATTTAAAGAAAAAACGACAAAAAAAGATATGCCAAATTATCAAAATGGAAAAATATATAAAGTTGTTTGTTCTGAATCTAATAGGTTTTATATTGGTTCAACTGTTCAACCATTATCAAAAAGATTAAGTGGACATAAATGTAGCAGTAAAAGAAAAAACTGTATGACAAGAGATTTTATTAATCCTAAAATATATTTAATTGAAGATTATCCTTGCCAACGAAAAGAAGAATTATTGATGAGAGAAAGATTTTTTTTTGAATTGCTTAATTGTGTAAATAAAAAATCACCTATACAAGATAAAGAAAAAAGAATAATAAGACATAGAGAGACAAGCCAAATAAATTATGAAAAAAACCGTGAAAAAATTTTAGAAAGAAATAAAGAAAAAATTGTTTGTGATTGTGGAAAAACTATAACAAGAAATGCTTTATCAAGACATAAAAAACGATATTGTAAAACTCAGAAAAAGTAAATCATCTAAATATATTTTGAAGTGTCAATTGGAGTGAAACAAGAGTCCAAATACATCTCATTTCCTTTATTTGAAAAATTCACCACTAGAAAAGAATTCTTCTCTTGTGTTGCATTTCTGAACATCTGAATAAACTGTGCCTTTTTTGGCAGGTAATTGAAATCATCTGCAATTATTTCCAATTCTTTCTGACTTGTATTGAATAATATTGCCCCTGTGATATTTGTTCTTACTCCTGTTGAAACCAATGAGAATTTCTGTGTAGTAAATATTGAAGACAAACAAAGGTGCCTGCCATTCATCACAATTTTTGAAACCATACCAGCACTCTTATTTTTTAGACTGCCACTATAAGCCACATCGTCAAATATTATCAATCTATTACTAGGTTTTTTTTTCTCACTTACTTCTTCTAAAAATTCGTCTTCCAATTGGTCATATAATATCTCCAATTCGTCTTCGTCATATTTCATGTAATTTGCTTTTGGTATGTCTTTTTGATCCATAAGAATTTTCAGTTTATTATCTAATTTATTATTTGAAACTATGAAAATATTTTCTCCGTCAAACTTCTCTCTATAATAAGCATTACGCAAAATTAAATTTAAAATTATGGTTGTTTTTCCGCTCAATTGTGATTTACCATTAATAAGTAATTTAAAAGGTAAATTAAAAAGTTTATCCATTTCCGTGTAATATGAATCAGTCTTATCTCTCACACGAAGTATATTTTTTTTTGGCATAGTAAGTATATTATAGATTGATAAAATATTTTTAAAAAGTATATGAGCGACAAAAAAAATGAAGAAAAAAATGAAGAAAAAAAAGTGGAAACAGAAGCTATGTACTTAGATATGGTTAATCAACTAAAAGAGAAGTTTGATAATAATGAATATTTAATGAAAAGAATTCAAGAGCAAAATACAGAATTAAAAAAAGAAATTATAACTGCTTATGGGATTTCAAGAATTCTTGATAATTTAATAAACAATTGTTTTGATATAGATACAGAAATTATTTGCTTATCTGAAAGTTTAAGGGGACATTTATCAACTGTAATTGAGGACATCATTTAATCCTTTTTCAAATAAACCGACTTTTGGGTTGCTTCCGAATGATCCATGGCCGCCGCAATTTCTTTTGCTTTTTTTACTGCATCTAAATCAATATTCTCTGATACATATATATTCCTCAATAAATTCAAAGTGATATTCTTTCCAGTTGGTTTAAATATTTTTGTGATATATTTCCCCAATCCATTTGAGGTCATATTTTGTCCCTTTACATTATATAAAAAGTCATCTCCTTTATTTACTGTTAACCAAAGATTGATTACAGAATTTAAATCTTTAGGAATTAAGACTTCTTTGGAACCGAATTTTCCGTCAGTTTTAAACTGGTTAAAAATAAAATATTTTTTATTTCTGCCAAGGTTTAATAAGTAGTTTTTTTTGCCTTCATTGTCTTTTCTACTTTTAATAATTTTCATACCTGAAAAATCTAATCTCTTAGGAGGTTGAAGAAGATAAAGTGAAGAAACCAAATAGGGTTGAACAGTTTTTAAAGTTGGATTTGCTTTTGCTTCTTTTTTATATCTGTTCATAACTTTTTTAAGATCCGCAAGACTTGTCCAATTTTTTTCTTGTTTCTCTGATTTCTGATGACTGGCAATATAATCGTTATATTCTTTATTTCTATCTTCCAATTCTTTCCTGTATTTCATTTCTACCTCTTCAAATTCCTTTTTATCAAAAGCACTCAGGACAACAAGAATTGCAGTGAGTTTATTTCTTTGAGTTGGTAATTTGAATCCGTTTATATTCTCCATTATTTCAGTAAAATTTTTGAGAAATTTTAGATTTTTTATTTCTTGATTGTCATTTAATTTTCTTAAAGTTATCAAGTATGACTTTAAAGAATTCTCTTTTAAGTTGGGTCTTTTCTCTTTAATTAATTCTGTTATGTTCATTTTATATTTATTCAAGATATTTTTTTAAATCGTTGAAACACATTAAATAATTTACTGTAATATATTATATGTTTAAAAATAAAAAAAAAGAATATGTTGAATTGAGTTTTCTTTATTTTAGATTTAGAAACCTTTTCAATTGTGGTTTTCAAAGATATTCATTTTACAGGAATTTAATTGGATATATTTGTAATATATCAGATTACGCAATGATAAGAAGAGTATTTGAAGAGATGCTAAAAAGAAATATTTTTAATGAAAAAAAGAAAAATAATAAAATTTATTATTTATTTAACCCATATAATGAACCAATAGATGAAACAGCGGATTTGACTATTGATTGGACTTAATTAAAATTGATTTAAAGAAGAACGGATATAATTAGATAAAAATGGATTATAAAAACGGTAAAATTTATAAATTAATTTGCTCTGAAACTCAAAGAATATATATTGGTTCTACTTGTTCAACATTGGTTAAAAGATTAAGCCACCATAAATGTAAAAAAAATAAATGTAAAAGTAAATCTTTTATAAATCCTAAAATATTTTTAATTGAAGATTTCCCTTGTGAAAGAAAAGAACAACTTTTATCAAGAGAAAGATATCATATTGAAAATACAGATTGTGTAAATTTACAGATGCCAGGAAGAACACAAATACAATATTATTATGAAAAAATTGAAGAATGTAAAAAAATGCGAAAAGAATATGCTTTAAAAAATCCTGAAAAAATGAAAGAAATAAAAAGAAAACATTATGAAAAAAATAAACAATTATTTAAAGAAAGAAGTATAATAAATAATAAAATAAAAATAACTTGTGAATGTGGTTGTGTAATTCTAAAAAATAATATAAAAGCACATAAAAAAACTAAAAAACATTACCAAAGAATGAACCAAGCATAATAACCAGGACTTCCAATTTTTTTTTCTTCTCCTTTGTGCCTTGCTCTATATGCCTTTTTTCTTTTGTCTGCGTATTCCTTTCCTTTTTCTTGAATATAAGTGGCATAGTCTTTATATCCAGTCGCTCCAATACTTGCCACTTTTTTATTTTGGCGGAAAACATCAATTTTTTTGTTTTTTCTTGTGCTTGGTTTTATTTCTACATTTATTTTTTTGGCTGCTGTTCTTTGTCTTGGTTTTATTTCATAAGTCATTATAATCTTATATCTATATTTTTTTTTCTATAGATTAACTTTCCTTTGGCTTTTAATATATTTATAAGTAAATTTTCAGAATGTTTAATTGATACTAAGTGTTTGGGTTTTGAACCCAAAACAATATGCGCACCACATCCGCAGACAAATTGAGTTGACATATGCTTTTTTATTTTTTCATTATTTTTTTTTCGGTATTCAATTCTTTTCTGCCTGAGACATTCTTTATTTTGATAGTAATAATCTAATGATTTTTTATTTCTTTCATTTCTGATTTTTAGATTTGCCACATTTCTTTTTAAGCATATATCCTTTCTAAATGTGTCATAATATTCTTTGGCACTCCGGCCAGGCATATTTTTATTTAATGATGCTTTATATTTTTTGACATAGAATAATTCTCTTTTAGTTGAATTTTCAATATATACACTATCATCAATAATTTCAAGAACTTCAAATTTGGTGTTTTCCCAACCAACTTTATTTATAAATTGATATAACTTAAAGTTTTTAACATTCTTATTATTCCTCATATTTTTATGATTCGTAATTCTTTTTTTAAAATTCATAGTTTTTCCGACATAACATTCAATATAATCATCAAAAAATATTCTATAAATACATCCCATTTATATTTATTCTCTATAATATAAATAGATTTTAAACGACGCTTTTATTTTTTTGATTTCTTGGCCTGTTCCTTCTTTCTTTCTCTATTCGCTTTATCTATATCTTTTTGTGTTTGTGCTTCAATTTTTTCTTTTCTTCCTGTGAAATCTTTTCCTGCTTCAATATATTTTATATATACTTCAGGATATAAAGATGCCATGACTTTCAATTCTTCAATGTCCATTTCGTTTAATTTTTCTCTGGCTCCTCCGGATGTTGGTAATTCATCGGCCAATTCTTCAAATGCTTCGAAGGTTGAAAGTTGATCTTCCAATGTAAAACCATCTTCAAAATCTAATTTCATATAATCCAAAAATACTTTTCTTTGTGCAGGTCTTAATTTTTCAACCTGTGGAATAATTTTCCCTTTATCTTTTTCCAATGCTTCTTTTCTTTCTCTTCTTATTCTCTGAATTCTTGATTCCTTTTTGGCTTTAGGTTTTTTTGGTGTTGGTTTTGGTTCTGCCTTTTTTGGTGCAACTCTAATTTTCACTTCTGATTTGGGAATTGGGCCAAGAGTGCTTTTAGGTTCGGCTTTTCCTCCAACATCTGGTTCTTCTTCTGCTTCAGTTATAGTAATTTTTGGAACTTTCGATTTACTCTTTATTCCTTTAGGTTTTTTCTTTTCTGCCAATATAAAAAATTCATCAGTATAAGTTTTTTGGCACCATTCAAAAAATTGCTTAATGGGCATAACATAAATGGCTGATTTTTCAAATTCTGCTGTTGCTTCAAATCCCATTTTTTCATACATTTTTTTTAATTTTTTCAAATCGTGTTGTTGTTCTGTAGTTCCCTCAATATCTCCGGCAACTAAACTCACCATTGCTTTATTACTTAACATATTTTTTTCAATTAAATGATTTATTAACAAACACAACATTTTTCTTGTGGTACCTTTTGGTGCTCTTGGTTTATCTTTGTTAAATTGTGAATACTGATATTCAATAGTTAAATCCTTTTTATTAAGAATAGTTAATTCTAAATATATATTAAAATTTTCATCGTCATATAATATTTCTTTTTTTCTTCCTTTTTTTTCAATATCAACTAAATCTTTATTAAATTTGACACTCTCAGAACTCTTTCTTTTTGGTGCAACACGAATTTTCACTTCTGATTTTGGAATAGGTCCAAGACTGCTTCTAGGTTCGGCTGCTCCTCCTCCCCTTGGTTCTTCTTCTGCTTCAGTAATTATAATTTTAGGAATATTGATTTTTTTGTCTGTTTTTTTCTTTTCTTCTTTAACTTTCTCAGGGTCATCCTCTATTGTTTCACTTGGATGTTTCGCACTTGCTTCCAACATATTTTTTTTGATCCTATTAAATATTGAATCCAATCTTGAATCACTTCCTATTTTTAATTTATTCCATTTTTCAGTCCAATCTGTCAATTCCTTTGTTGCTTTTCTTCTTTCTTGTCCTCCATTCATTCCACCAAATAATTTTCTTAAATTACTTGGACTATATTTTTTATCTATATCTTTTAATTCATCAATAAGTTTTTTCTTTTCTGGTTTCTTTCTCTCATCTTTAATTTTTCTGACAACTTCTCTTTTTTTTTCTAAATTTTCAAATGGAACTCTTAATTCGCTTTTTAATCTTTTGACAAGTAAAGGTTCATTCATTATCATTTCAATTAATTCATCTTTTTTTTTCCCTTTGGTTTCTAGAGTTCTTGCGGCTCTCATTTCTCTTCGCCTGACTTTCAATTCTTTATTATATTCCACCCTTGCCTGTTTTATTTCTTCACCAATATATTTTCTGACAACCTTATTGTGTTCGTTAATATATTTTCTTAATTGTTTAATATCTAATTGTTCTAATTTGGCCCGAACCATTTTATAAATTATAATAAGAAAAAAAAATATTGATAAATAATATGAACCGTGCATCATTAATCCAAAATCCTATTTATGGAACGTTAACAGAACAAACAACTCCAAAAACATTAAGAAAATTTAAAAAGAACCCTTTATTGTCTAAACATCAAAAATTAGATAAAGTAATTATGAAAAAAACAGGGAAATTAGTTCAAACCACTCTTGAAGGTGAAAAAACTGATGCCCCACCACCTAAAAGAGGATATACAAAAAAAGGAAAAGATAAAAAACCTTCTAAACAAGGAAAATTAAAAATACCTGTCGGAAAACCAAAAATAACCTTAAAAAAAGCAATTGAAAAATTTGAAGAAATGAAATCAAAACCTAAATCAAATATGAAATCAGAAGGTAAATTGTCTAAAAGACAAAAAGAATTGATTAAGACACATAAAGAACACCATTCAAAATTACATATTGATTTAATGAAATATTTAATGATTAAAAAAAATTATTGTTTTGAGATCTCACACGAGTTGGCTCAAAAAATAGTTGGCAAATAAAATCTATATATTATATATATGTTGAATACATCTTTAATAAAAAAACTAGAAAAACAAATGAACAAGAAACCGAAAAAAAAAACAGAAAAAGAAATTTTTGAAATTCCTAAAAAATACACTAAGGGATTATCTAAAAAAGAAGCAAAGGAAAAAACCGAGAATATAAAAGAAACCAAAGAACTCTTAAAGAAAGGTAAGAAACAAGAGGCCGCCGAATTAGCGAAAAAGAGGCCAACCACCAAAGAAACGAAAAAATCATCATTTACTATTAGATTTAAAAAAAAGTTTCCCAATACAAAGCCCAAGACCCAAAAGTTTGCTCAAGATACCGGAATCCCTTTACAAGCACAAAAAGAAATAGTGAAGAGAGGTGAGGGGGCATTTCTTTCGGCAGGTTCTCGGGCTTCGGTAAGTTCTCCGACACAGTGGGGGATTGCTCGTTTATATTCATTTTACTTTAATAAGGGAAAAACTTTTGATAAAGACTTAATTAAAAAATATAATATCAAGTTTAAATAAAGATGAGTGATGAAGAACTTTCAAAATTAGATTATATAATTGAGCGTATTTATCATATAGAACAAAAACTAAATAAACTATGGAAAGAGATCTATATGAAAAATGAAGCAAAAGATAAAAAAAAATAAAATATATATTTAAATTAAATGTTTGGTTGGTTACGATATTATCATTATGACTATATAATTTCTATTATAGACAAAGTGCAGGAAGACAGAACCAAAAGAAGATTAAAAGGACTTACAATGAAAAGCAGATTTCACGAAGATTTAAAAGACTATTTAAACGGCGTTTGGATACAAGAGCCAGATGAACCAAAAAAAAAAGATATGTCAGAAAATCTAAAATTAAATATTGGAAATGTAAAAGAGGCTAAAAATTGTTAAGAATAAATATAAAATCAATCAAAAAAATAATAAAACTTATATTTATTCTCTTTGTATACTATATTTATACTCACTTAAAGAACAAATTTTAAAATTTATGTTTAAATAGGGCATAAAACAGGGACTATATAAGAATAAATATAAGTTTTGTTATATTTTTGTATGATTTTATATTTATTCTTTGATTGTTCGGATAAATAATGTAATATGAGATGTGCCGCCGCTTTCTATTGGTTCAAATCTGCTGTTGACTATTCTTGCCCTAATGTTCCTTAAACTAAAATCATATTCATTTTTAATACTTATATAATTTAAATTTGCACTTTCATATTGTAAAGTAAAATTTGATTGTTGAGTATTATTTTCATTAACAGGTATGACGGCCAAAATATTTTTTCTTTGTTCTGTAAATGCTTCATAACTATCTAATGGAATATTTAATAATTCAACCATGTAAAGATCTGTTGAATCTAAAATCGTGAATGGAATTGAACTTGATAAAACACAACCGTTTGGTGTTAATCCTGGTCTTCCGCTGATTGTGTTTATAATTCTTTCAAAACCAAAAAACTTAGATAATTTTGAAGTTACAAAATTCAAAGTGAGATCTACTGTATCACCAGCCCTTCTTGGTTGTGAAATTCCCATACCTGCATCAATATCTATTGGATCTGTGTCCGGTGAGTTAAAATTGACTTCATGTGTTTGTGGGTGATATCTGACGGCGTCCAAAATTATTCTATTACCTCCGGACAAAAAACAAATAAATGGATATAAGCTACTAGGATTTGGATTAACCAAAGTCCCATAATCTCCCGCAGAGTAAGCATAACTTTCATTAATTATAGTAGTTGTTGAACTATCTTGGAAAATTGTGACATCTACACCGCCGTTTGAATAAGTAAAATCCACAATATCGTGTGTATTTAAATTTGAACCGGCATCAAAATTTTCTGGGGAAACTCCAGTCGCTGTTTTAGTTCCATCTATTATTTTTGAATAAACTCCAGTTGTTTGTTGTACTTCTACACCAAAAACAATGTCTGCTTCTGTGAAATTAATCCCCAATTTTTCCGGTGTTTTTGTTAATCCGATTATGAAGCCATTTGGGTCGGCAGGGTTTATTTGGTCGGCGAATGTGTGTATTCGTGCTTGATATGATCCGCAACCCATTATTAGTGGTTCTTGAAAAATCAAATATGAATCGTTTATATCGTTTGATGGTGTATTGGCACTTTTAAAAATTGTATCATTTAAAATTGTGGCTCCATCTGTTTCAAAATCTCCAAAACCTGCGGAGTCTAGTGTATTAAAACCGGAAAATGCCGGCCGGATGACTTCAAACTCAAAACGAGGAAATAAAATTGTTGGATGTGTGTCATTTATTCTGACATCAACAAAACAACCTAATTCAAAAATTTGAGTTGGTCTTAATTTTTCGTTGGCTTCTTTACATATACTATCAATTAAAGATAATATATCGTGTTCAGAATATGAACCATTGGGAATAGTAATTGTGAGGTCTGTGCTGCCCATATTAAATTTTATTTCATTTGTTCCTTCTTCAACAACAAATTTAACGGCTTCTCTAACCATTGATAATGAATGCAAAGCAATTTCTGAATTTTTATTTATCAATATTTCATTCCTGAATTGATTATCAAAATTGGCATTTGAATCATTGGTAATTAATTTTATAAGTTTTTTATTACTCATTATATTTTACTAAAATATTTTTATTTCAATTTTTACGCTTTAATATATTTTATTTCAAAGTTTTTGGAAACTCCTCCAGTATTTTGAATATTTACTTTCCAAGAAGTTGTTGGTCTATCAACTATAGTTAATAATTTTGAACCTGGGCCGCTCGGTCCGTTGTTTATATCTAGTTGAGTAATATGGAAATTTGAAGCGTCAATGCTATATAATACATCAGCGGTCCAAGAAGTGTATAAGGCATCAGAACAAATAATTTGAAGTTGATAAACTGCAAAATAATCTGTGTTGTTTACAATTGATGAATCAGCATTTGAAGATCCGCCAACAGTCAAAGAAGCATCAACTGTTGTCAATGTTCCATAAGTTCTTGTATCTTGTACAGTTAAGGAACTTTGATTTGAAGCAATAGTAACAGGGAATGAAGCACTCATTGTTGTTTGACCTTTAACAAAATCAGCAATTTCAACATCTACATCTCCATTGGCAGTTACTTTAACGGCATCTAAATTTCCGCTATTGTCTCTTCCATATAATAAAACTTGTTGAAGACCTGAACCCCCTGAAGCAACTGTGGCATCATATCCTTGATTTATTTTCCCATCAATACTTGTTGTATCTCCAGCAATTGTCGCAAGATTTCCACCACTTTCTAAAGCAAGAGCAGAAGTGTTTAAATTGGTTCCAGCATTTGCCGTCACAGTTCCAGCAATTGCCCCAGTATTACAAGCAGTGATTTTTCCATTTAAAGTTGAGAGTGTTGATTCAGTTGCGGCACCACTTGGAAGAGCAGAACTTGAGACAACAACTGCCCCAGTATTACAAGCAGTGATTTTTCCATTTAAAGTTGAGAGTGTTGATTCAGTTGCGGCACCACTTGGAAGAGCAGAACTTGAGACAACAACTGCCCCAGTATTACAAGCAGTGATTTTCCCATCAATACTTGTTGTATCTCCAGCAATGGCGGCGGCAGTTACTTGTGTAGCAAGTCCAGCAGCATCAGATGAAATATTGACATTTACTTTGCTAGAACCAACAGTTCCAGCAATTGTGGCAAGATTTCCTCCGGATTCTAAAGCAAGAGCAGAAGTATTTAAATTGGTTCCGGCGTTTGCTGTTACACTTCCAGCAATTGCCCCAGTATTACAGGCAGTAACTTTTCCGTTTAAAGTTGAAAGAGTTGATTCAGTTGCGGCACCACTTGGAAGAGCAGAAGAAGAAACAACAACAGCCCCAGTGTTACAGGCTGTGATTTTCCCATCTATATTTCCGGTATTTGTTCCAATTGTTGCAAGTCTTGTGTCAAGATCTGAACCCGTTGGAGTATCAATAATAACTTTGCCAATATTATCAACTCTTATATCTCTGAAAGTATTATCAACATAATAACGACCGCCAACAGCATTTGCTTTTGAAGGGTGTGCAGCATTTTGTGCCGTTACAACATCATCAGACAATTGAACGGCAGTCTCAATATTTCCAAGATGAACTTCTGCTGCTGCCAAAGTTGCTTCAGTGGCAGAACCAACAGGGGCCGCAGATGATAAAATATCCACTTGCAAATGTCCATCACCATCTACTTTTAGAGGTCTTTGTTGTCCTGCTGCTGAGTCGTGTCCATAGTTCATGGTTCTTTTCATATTGCTTCCATCTCCAATTGAATTTGGTTGTCCTGCGAAATCTAAATCACTCTGTAATTTTGTGTTGGTTGTTCCAATAAGTGCTTCAAGACCGTCAACACTTAATGCTATATCACCTGTATGAAGTTCAATGTCTGCCACATTACATTCAAGTCTTCCATTGGCATCTACTTTTAAAGCTCTTGCTTGTCCGTTTGCTACATCGTGGCCGTAACAATAAGTTTGAAGTTTTACGGTACCATCTCCAATTGCGGCATTATTTATCGCCCCTGAAAATTGATCTAATTTTGTGTTGGTAGATTCTGAAGCAGTTTGAATTGCGTCGTGTTTCTCATTTGCCTTTGTTAAAAGGTGAGTTTGCTGTATATTTTGGTTCGCACTATTTACAGCTAAATTGTGATTAATTCTATTTGGCATTTATATTATTATAAATATAAAATAAAATTAAAAAATAAATTAAATGAAACTTATATTTGATTAGGATTCTGTTTGAGTATTTCCAAAAATACTGTGTTGTCAGGTTTGATATTACTTGCCAATTCTCCCTTACTGTCTAAAATTCTCACATTTAATTCTGATAAATATAAGGGTTCTTCACTGTCGTGAATATAAGAAAGTGATCCTTCTCCTTCTGTTGCTTGAGTATATCCATTTGTGTTGTAATATCTGCCAACAATTCCTTGAATTTTTTTGTTGTTACTTCCACTTGAATTGAAATCCGCACGAATTGGCAAATCAATTTCAATCTGATAATAAGGATCCTCAAGTTGTGGAGCAATAGATGTAGCACCAAGAATTGTGGTGTGTTGTTGTTCTGATATAAAAGAAGCACTCACACCTCTGTTTGTTCCATCTGCTCTTGTTTCAAAATTAGGTTCTAAATTTCCAGGGTTTGCTGGGTCAGGAGCATATTGAGCAGTCATTGAAATAAAACCACTTGGTTTTTCAAAAGCAAATTCTTCTTTATTAACAATAGTATCTAAAGATACCATTTGCCCAGTTGCGTTTTTACCCTCTACAAAAGAATAAGTTGGATAAATTGTGCCAACTGGTCTTGCTCCTATAGTTATATTATTTATATTCCCAGTTTCACAAGATATAATATCTTCTTCATCTATATTTAAATATTTACTGAAAAAATCAGGAGGAGAAACATTGGTGACAAAAACTCCGCTATGTTTATTTGCTATATAATTATTACTCCCGTTACTTAAAAGCAGAACTCCCTCTTGTCCTCCTGAATATAATGGAAGGTGCATTGATTGAATTTCAAATTTTCCTCCAAGGTCATCTCTATATACCACTGGAAATTGATTTGTTCCAAAAAATGTGTTTCTTTGTGGATTTGCTGTGACATTTGTCGTATATAATCTTAAAGCGTCACTATCCAAAAATATTCCTCCTGCCGCTGCTTGTTCTTCAGAAAGAGTTGTTGTCATAAGTTTTGAATCGTGTGAACCTGTCATATCGTGTGTATCTGGATCATCTGAAAGTTGTGTGATTTTATCTGTTATTATTTGCCCAAATTCTGCTGGGGAATATCCATCTCTATTTTTAGGAATAGTGAATGTTATATCTTGAGTATGGGTTACAAATGTTTCTGTCCCGTTTGGGATTGTTGTTGATGTAAAATCATATACTCCCTCATTCCCAAGACTTGAGTCAGTTAAATCGTGGAATTGCGGGTCGTCTTCAGTAATTAAAGGAAAAGGGATTGAACCTTTTTTTAATCTGTGGTTTGTTCCTGCAGATAATTCAATAAAATAAATTTTTTTTTGTGTATCATATTTTAATAATTCTTGAACAGTTCTTTTTGTGATTGTAAAACTAAAAGTTTTAGTAACTCCAGTTGCGTGAACATAGGAAAATTTTAATTTTGCGTTAGCTCCAAACCAATCACCACCAAAAACCATTGAACGTCTCCAAGTAATTCTTATTGCTGTCACTCTTTTTTCAGTTCCAACATGCGTGTAAGGTCTACAAAATACATAATGTTTATTTGTTCTTGGATCTGTAACTCCTCCAGGTGGTGCTGGCACTGCTGTGCGTTCTTCATAGGTTCTGCCATCTGCGTAAACTTCTTGGAAATCATAAGACCCCCAGTCTCTAACATAATAACCAACAGTTAAAGTGACTGGTAAATCATCTTGTAATATTATATTGCCATCTGGTCCGGTTGCGTCATTTATAAAAACGCTTTTTATTCTCAAGGAATCCCCTTTATCAATTCTAATTTTTTCAGTAAATCTATTTGTATATTCTCCCGAACTTTTTCCGACAGTTGCGTCACCATCTGATTTTGGGTCAGGGTCATAAGCTTCTTTTAATTCAATTATTTTACTTGTCATATAATATATTTTAAATAAAATAATTTTAAAAAATAAATTGTTTAAGCATAATTAATCTGATAATTCTCGCCACTAATAGTGATTTGTTTTCTGACTTCCGCAAAGAAGTGGAGATCAAGAGGAGCATTGACAGTTTGATTCTCTACGCCGTTGGTGTATTTAACATTAGTTCTCTTATATGTAATCTGAAGGTCTTGAACCATATCTTCAATTGAAAAACCAATATAATTAGATTGTCCAACTTCTTTTGCCTGTTTGTTGGCAACTAATGGTCTAACACCTGTTTTATGATCTGAATTTGCAACTGGTGAATCACTTCCAACACATTCTAAATTATCATATGGAGCAACATTAACATTTCCAAAGGTCATCGCCATTAAATATGCTTTAAAACCTTCATTATCAATTCCATCATTTCCTGAAAATAAAGTTTTATTGTTGAGAGTTACTTGAAGTTTTTCTTTATGCATGGCAAAAGACCCCAATGGACCATAACCAGCGACCTCATTTGCTGCTACTAGTTGTGCGGTGTCAGTTCTTGCTTTCATAATAACAACTCTTGAAACATTTTTATTGTTGAAACCATCAACTTTTTTTGATACAGTTTGTTCAACTGCTCTTGTATCTGCGTCACCATTTACAGATTTATTGGCGGCAACTTGAACTCTGTCGTGTTCAATACAATTCCAAACTGCTCCGCTCATTTGTTTTTCCATTGCGTTTCGTCTTGCTGGATCTTGTTCTTCATCAGCAATAAGAATTGGTTCAGGAACTGTAAATGCATCGGCATCATTGGTGAGAACATTTGCTCTTTTGTTTTCAAATTCTAAAACAACTCTTAAATTTTTAAAAGTATTGGTTGATAAAAACAGCATATTTTGGAGAAGTGGCAAAGCCTGTCTGAGGTCTAAATATCCAAGTCTAGTTTCGTCACCTTCATTTGAGCTGTCGACAGTTTGATCCATATTCCCGCCATCTCTGTCGGTTGTAAATCTCTGTTGAATAAGTTTATTCTCTGCGATTTCATATCCTATATTAGATTTAGTTATTTTATGTCTTTCAGAATTATTCACGCTATTTTTATAAAGTAAGTTTGAAAATCCTAAATATCTGTTTGCTTCTCTGAGTGAATCAAGTTCTCTTCGTCCATCATATAAATATACGGCACGAAGAACACCATAAACCCCAGCAAGTCTATTATAACTTTTATCGGCAACTTTCACACCAAGATTGGCAATTCTTAAATTACTATAATATCCTGTATTTGGATTAAGTTTGAATTCAACTAATTTATTGGCAACTGAAGTTGATGGGTCAATTAAATCAGACACAATATTTCCACTGTAAAGGCTCATATTTTATATATTAAAGAAATATTATTTTTTTTATAATTGAACTTTTTATATTTATTCTTATTTAAATATAAAAATGTTAAATATATATATGAATAATGAAAATAAAAAATTTTCTAAATTTGAAAAAGGAGAATTTGATTTGATTATTTTTTTTGTATTATTTTATATTTTATCTTGGGCTCTTCTTTAGTTACTCATTTTTTTTTGATTGTATCTTTCTTTTGCTCTTTCGCATATTTTTTTTTTATTTTCATTGTATCTAATTTTATCATATTCTTTTTTTTTCTCTCTGTTCAAAAGTTGATAATCTTTTTGATATTGCTTATTTTTTTCAGTGTTAAAATTTCTTTTTAAATTTTCTTTTCTTTCTTCAGGTGTAATAATAGGTCTTTTAATTTGATTAACACAATCAAAATTTTCTAAATAAAAACGCTCTCTTTTTAATAATTCCTCTTTACAATCACAAGGGAATTTTTCCAATAAAATTATTTCTACTTTTCCATGCTTAAATAATTCAAAACTTGAAGTTTCTTTTTTATTCAATTGAAAAGTTCTTCTGTGTGTTTGAAGTCTACTGGATAAATATTTTTGAGTAGTCGAACCAATATAAATTAAATTTGGATTTTCACAAACTAATTTATATATTTTTGAGTTTTGATAATTAGGCATTTAAAAATTATTCCACTTTTTTTTTTAAGTATTTTTATTTATTTTTATGTTTTTTTAGTTCGAAAGTGAGAGTATATTGTGAAAGAATACATGGGCTACATAAGGGGCAACCACATTTGAAGAATCAATTTGAGTGGTAAATTTATTTGCGGAGAGGTCTACAGTTTGGGAAAAGTCTTGGCCAATAAGAAAACCATCATTGCCAATCATTTTGGAATATTGGCACTGATCGTGGCCCGCACTTCCTAAAGCTTTTAATCCTCTCTTTATCATATCGTTTGGCTCAGTCATACTATAAGAAATATTATTTGAAAGATTATCAGAAAATAAAAATCTAACTTCTTCTAAATTTGGGTATTTATTAAGGGCATATGAATCTGCTTTAAAATCGCTTTCCGCATCTTGTTTTAGGAAAGAAACAGAAACGCCTGTGACTGCCTTTGCTGGAACTCTGCTTGAAATATTAGCGGCTTGAGAATTGATAGTTTGTTTTATGTGAGCATATGAGAGCATCATCATTGCCCCCTTTGAACCATCATCAGGAACAGACTTAAAACGAAGTTTTAAATTTTTAATTTTATACTCTGCGGCGTTGCTGTTATCTTGTCCACCTAAAGCGGCAACAACTCTTGCCATATTCATTGAAATTCTAACAGGTCCATTTTTATCAAAACTGTAATCATCTCCGGATTGTCTATTTAAACAAATATTTGGTCTAATACACTGTTGACTATCACTGAAATCAATGGCGGCCGCACCAGTTGCTTGAGCATTATTTGAAGCAACACGCTCACAACCAATTTCGGCATTTTCAGGGATTGGCCCACGACCTTCAGCGAGAAGATCTAAAGAATAATAATCATTTTGAGATAAAGTGGCGGATGCTACTTGATTACAGAAAATTGGATATGACTGCAAATTCTCAATAACTCCTGAAGGATTTGAAACTTGGAATGATTCAAAAAAACTGTGGCCGCCAATCTTGTGATTATATCTGATTTGATCCCCTGTGGCTTTTGGAGTATTTGCTGCACTATTAACTTCTAAATCATAAGATAAAAGAACACTATTTTTAACAAGTTTTCTTCCCTCTCCAGTCAATACGAAATCAACTGTATCAAATTCTTGAAATCCTGCGTCTTTGTCATTTTCTGCTGTAACTGCATGGTATTTGATAGATGAACTCATTTTATATTATTTAAATATAAAATAAATTTTGAATTTTAATTTAAAAAAAGTTAATTAGTAAAAAAGAGGAAATTTATACTTGTTTTACTACTTCTTGATATATTACTATATTCCCCGAAAGTTGGAAATCACCTGTGCCAGATGCTGGCACAGTGTCGGCGGCCTCTAAATCTATAGTAAGCATTTTTGCTCTGCCGTCCATAGCATTAGGAATTGGACAGGCAATCACAGAAATTGGGTGCTTATTGTTTTGATCGTCTGCAACTCCAAAGTTTTTGACTCTGATTTTTGCTAAAGTATTTTTAAGAGGTACACCCATATTGGCATAAGTTTTCTGTAAAAGATCAATGTGAGTGGCAGAACCCATCTCAATTCGTCTGTTGGTCAATTCTCTATTATCAACGGCAATCCTATAGCTTAAAATATTATCATTACCAAGTGCATGGTCTACAATACTAAGCATGGGACTTGGGAACATAATATAAGCATTTACACAGTTTGGAGCCAAGTGATAATTTCTCTGGAATGTTTTGGCAGGAGAAAAATTATCCTCTAAGGTCTGATATTCTGTGTATTGGATCTCATCTGAAGTATTTCCTGCCGGAACATAGGCCGCCACTAAATCCACATTTTCAATATTGGCAGTGAGACCATTTGCAGGAATAGTTACAAGTTGTAAAGCAGTGGTAGTCAAAGCACCTGCTTGAATTTCTGAGTCAATTTCAATATTGACTCTTTTGGTTGCTTGGTCGTGTTCTACCTTTACAATTTGTTTGACTTGGTCTGCTTGTGCCCCCCCTGCTGTGCTGTGTTTTAAAGTGACTTTCTGTTGGTTGTAAAACGGACAATCTTCTAAAGAATCATAAGAGGCGGCAGTCTGTAAATTGACGGCGTTGGCAACTCCTGCCAAATTTGTCATTGTCTTATATGCTCCCAAATTTGCGTCAAGATTTATATTCTTGTTATAATCCGTAACGCTATTTATATTTCCAACTTGTAATTTGTCAAAGTGGCATTCAAGGTGAATTCTTAAAGCACCCATTTTTGAAGTGTCGTAAGCGTCCTCCTTACAGAAATTAAAAATTTCTTTTAATGGAATTTGAATTTCATTTGATTTTTGTTGAGATTTCTCAGAACCTTGATTTGCTTCAAGTAAATTTCCAACTCTTAAGACATTGTCTTTTGGCACTTGGCCTGTTAAATTTTTTTCATCACACAATTCTGCTTCATCTTTTTCTAAAAGTGCCTTTGTGCTTCTTAAGCAAGCAACATTCCTTATGTCTGAAATTTTCCCTTTCACACTAGACATTAAAGAAGCATTTTTGACTAGTATTGCGGCAGTTGGTGCTATAATGAAAGCCTTTCCCGCAATGTCTGCTCCGCTTCCGTCTCTTGCGTTTACTCCAGTTTCAATATTAAAAACACCTGGATCAGTTGTGGCCGCTGAGTTGTCGTCAACATTCGCAGAAACTCTTAAAGCAACATAAGTCTGAGATAAATCAACTACGCCGCTATTGGCAGGAATTTCCACATCTACCAATTTTTGATTTGCGGAAAAATTTCCTTGTCTTGGTTGTATTCTCACTATAGTTTCCATTTTTTATAATATATGTAAAGAAAATAAATTTTCAGTTTTTTTTTAATTTTGTAAAGTTTTATTATATTCCAGCACCGATTTGAGCAGCAAAGCCTTTGATAGGTCCTGCTGGTGGTTTCATAAATTCTTCATGGTGAGTATGGGTAAGCCCGCCAGCAATCAAGGAACCAATTCCCAAAACTGCTGTTATTGCCAAAGAAATAGGATTTTCATCTTCTGCTGCGCTTGTTTTAGTTAAATCTGCCAATACTTTGGCGGCATCTTCTTCTCCTGTGGCCGCTTTTGCTCCTGCACTGGCCACTCTACTGGCCAATGCGTCGGCATCTGCTCCTGTTGTTGGTTCATTGTCTGCTGCTCGTACAGCTTTATTTAATTCTTGACTGGTTGGGGCTTTTACTGTCGGTTCGTCTGCTGGTTTTGGTGCTTGTGGTTTTGGTTGACTTTGTATTCTTGCTTGTGCTGCCCTTGGTAATTGAGCTGAAGAAGGGGAAGGCATAACTCGGACTGTCATCACAGGTTTGAGGCCTGGGAGATCAGGAACCAAATCACCCAAATCTGTCAATTTTGGTGCTGCTCTTTGTGCTGCTGTCCCCGCCAATCTTGCACCGCTTAGTGCGTCAAAGTCTCCGGCCTCATCTGCTTCTCCTGCAACTTTTCCAACATTTGGATCTCCTTTCAATCCTCCTGCCTCATCTTCGTCAGGAACTTTTGGTTGTCTTTTTGGAACTCTGAAGCGTGTGGCACTTTCTTGAGTAACTTTTGGAGCTGCTCTTGATAATTGTATTTCTTCACTATTATTCAAACCCCTTAAGGCAGTTTCTCTCAAAGTTTGTCTTATAGGTGTTGCCACCACATCTTCTGCCAAATCTCCATCTTCTGGCTGAATTCCTCTTGCCTTCTGGATTGCTCCTTGTAATTTGGCGGATGCTTTATTAATGGCTTTTTTAGAAATCGCCCCTAGAACATCTTTATAATTTCCTGCCTCTAAGTCACTTGCCATTGAATCCAATTCTTCAGGGCTCAAATTTAATTTCTCCAAAATTCCTTTTGAATTCTTCAATTTTTTAATACCACTTGTTAACGCTCCAACACTTAAAATATTTCCCACTGCTTCTTCTGCTGATTTGGCATATACTTTGGCATCGTTTACTTTATCATAAAGTTGAGGTGTCTGTTCTGCTATTCCTCCTGACATTTGGTCTTGAAGTGATAAATAATCTTGTAATGACATTTTATATTATATCAATATATTTTAAAAATTTTATTCTTCATTTTCGGAATCAAATTCAAAATCATCCATAGATTGATATTCTTTGAAACAATCATTTTTTTTAAGATATTCAATTAAATCTTCTTTTATATATAAAAGTTCTGCTCCTCTATTATTCCTATCAATTTTAAATAAGTTTTTACTCATAATTAAAGTTTTAAATTTTAGTTGACTGATTAATTCTCCTGAATTATCATTGAGAAATTTTTTATAATTATCATAAAATTCTTTGAGTTGAATGGAATAATAACCCTTTTTTTTTCCCTTATCATATTTAAAAATACAACTGCTTTCAGAAAAATTTTTTTGATAGTAGTCGTTGAAATAATCATTTATTGGAACTTTACAGACTTCAAAACTTCTCATATAAAATTTAGTTTTTGGGAAGTTCGTAAAATTAAAGTTTTCATCATATATTTCTTTTATATATTCTAAAAACATTTTTTGAACTGCTTTATCTTTCATTATGCAATCTTGATTAAAAGCAAGTTCTGAAAAATATTCATAAGTTGGTTTTGGTTGTGTACATTCAAAACAAACAAACCGTCTATTGGTTGGAGATAATTTAAAAGGCAATTCATCGTGATTAGTTGTTGATATATATTGAGCATAACTTTTGATTGTTGTGTTTTCAATTCCTTTCTTTTTCAAAATAAGTGTATCATTGGTAATATCTCCTTTTAGTTTATCATAAAAAAATTTGGATTCCTCAGGATCTGCTTCATCAAAATTTACGAAAATTTTCCCTTCCATCATTCCGTTAAAATCTCCAAATACTTCTTTTTTTGGGTCTCTTGTTTCCATGTGGTATCTTTGATTTAAACATTGTTTTCCAATAAAATCAGTCATTATATTTTTCCCCCATCCTTCATCACTTCTCAGAATTGGCACAACTTTTGTTTTTTCCATAGGGTTCAAAATAATATGAGAAAAAAACTGCATCAAATACTCAAAATAATTTTCTACATTTTCGGAACCGTCATTGACTAAAAATCTAAAGTGATTAAGCAATTTTTCAAATCTCTCTTTGGTGTCTTCTTTATATTCAATATCATCCAATTTGAAAATATTAAATCCATCAAATAAATTATATACATTTTCAGGACATTTGGAGAAGTCCGGAATAAAATCAAATCTATCATAAATTTTTTTATTTGGATCATTCAAATAATTTTCAATAAAAGTTTTTGGTTTTCCAGTTTCTGAAAAAAGAGAAAATTTTAATATTTTTCCATTATGTGTTGCTTTTTTCCAGTCAATAAACTTTGCTCTAATATTTCCGTGTTTTTCAAAACATTTATTTCCATTTGAATCAGTTGTAATCCAAATAAGTGGATTTAATATTTTTGCCGTGTTTTCCTCAAACTCCCCCTTTAGTTTTTCATATTGTTCTTTTTCTTCCTCCTCATAATCCCTTTTTGTTTTATATAAAATATCTTTGGGAATATCCAATAATTTTTCCATAGGTTTTATAATAAATTCCAAGTCATACCCAGTATTTTTAATATATAAGTTTAAGTCTTCTATTTCTTTTTTAATTCGTTTATCAATTTTCAACAGGAAACCGTCGTGAATAAGTGTGCCAACTATAAATTTATTTGCCTCACACCATTTTAAAGCATTATCAATTATTTTTTTTTCTTGTATTCCATAATATTGAGCAATCATTTTTCCATTTAAATTTCCTGATTTTCCCTTTTTTTTCGCATCTGCTTTGACAAATTTTAAAAGTTCAGGATTTCTTGAAATCAATATTTCTGATATAGTTTTATACTCTTGTTTCATATCCTGTAACCATTGAGGAAACTTGGAATTCTCGAAATCTCCATTTATAAATTTTATTATTTCTGTTTTAGTTAAATTTGATTTTTTCAATAAATTTTCTCTGTTTTCCAAATAATTTTTTTGATTAATACAGATGATATTGTTTTTTTTGCAGAAGTCATAATAATAAGCAAATTGACTGTTTTTAATGTCTACATCATAATATTTTGAAATCGCCAGTGAATTCCTGACTTCACATGGAAAACTCTGTAATGATAATTTGGAAAATTGTCTGCCGTCAAGTGTCGCACCCCTTTCAGAATAACTTGCCTTAAATATTCCGTCTTTTGATTTCCTCTTATATTGATTAAGATTATTTGTTAAATCAATCTTATAATCATTGGTATAAGATGAAGGGAATATTGTTTTATTGTTTTCAATTATGTAATCCAAAACAAATTGATTGAATTCCTCATTTCTGTATATAACCATTTATATTTGTTCTTATATATTAAATCTTTAAATCATTTTAAACGCATTTTGGGAAAATAATCAAAATATGAGTTAAGTGCTAATTGGGATTTTGAATTAGCACGGAACTTTTTTTCTTATAGTTTTTGAGTAGATTTAAAATTATTATGGTTTTATTTTCTTATAGTATTCTAAAGTGATAAGTGCTGAAAATCGGCTCAAAAACTTTCATTTGAAAATTTTTGAAATTTTCAGTTTTCATTTCAATTTAAAAATGAAAATTTTTCATTTTTTCAAATAAACCATTTTTTTTTTTCAATCAGCACTTATCACT